CGTAATGAATTTGTTTGGGTTGAATCGTATCGACCCCAGACTATTGATGATTGTATTCTTCCTGACGGAATCAAGAACACTTTCAAACAATTTGTAGAGAAGGGTGAGGTGCCTAACCTTCTTCTGTCTGGACCTCCTGGATGTGGTAAGACCACTGTTGCTAAGGCACTTTGTCATGAACTCAAGGTAGACTATTATGTCATCAACGGATCCGATGAAGGACGATTCTTGGATACTGTCCGAAACAATGCGAAGAATTTCGCTTCGACCGTCTCGCTTTCGTCAACTGCAAAACACAAAGTCATCAT